TCACAGCCGCTGGGGCCACTGCACAACGGCCTACTGTAAGTCTTTATACCGGCCAGTATTACTTCGACACCGACCTTGGAATCCCCATCTGGTACAACGGCACAGACTGGGTGGACGCCACTGGGACTGTGGTCTAACCTATCGTAAACATTGCAAATCTAGGATAATCCTGCTATGCAACCTCAATACGCCTACCAAACCGCCCCTGATAACTTCATGCCTATGATGGCCGGTGGAGGTCTGGCCGCTGCAGCGCAAAATCTTCAGGGTCAAGGCCGGGGTGGCGACTCGATGCTGGTTCACATGACTCCGGGTGAGGTCAAAGGTCTACAGGCTCTGGCTATGGCCCAAGGTGGATCCCTGACAATTAACCCGACTACGGGTTTACCCGAAGCATTCAAGTTAAAGCGATTCCTGCCAATGATTATTGGTGCGGCACTCGCCCCCATGACCGCCGGTACATCTCTGGCTTTCTTAGGGAATCCTATGACCGCTGGCCTATTGGTTGGTGGTCTAGAGACCGCCAGAACTGGAAACCTCCAGAAAGGACTTATGGCCGGTCTGGGAGCTTATGGCGGGGCAGGGCTATCCGCTGGACTTATGAGTGCTGGTCAGGCCGCCGCCGCTGCCACTCCCACTGCTAGTGCAATTCCTGGTGCTGTGTCTACTGCTCCTACTGTCGTTTCTGCTGCGCCTTCAATAATGCCAGCCGCCGCATCTAGTGCTGTTCCTGGGACTGCAACTGAAGCCATCAGATCTGCTATAGCAGTTCAGCCACCTCCTGTGTCTGGTTTTGAAGCCATGAAATTAGGCGTTCAGGGAATTACTGAGCCGGGTGGATTTAAAGCAATCACATCAGCAATGCCCAAATTTAGCGGCGCAGCACTGCTTGGAAGCGCGGCAGCAGCGTCTACGCCTGAACCTGCTAAATTGAGTAAGCAAGATACTTTCTACCGTCCTTACGAGTTTGCTATGAACCCACAGGAAGATGCGTACAACCCACCCCCACGCCCTGGTGACAGTTCTGAGCGCCGTTATTTCAATCCTACCTTTACCCCGCTGCCTATCTTCCAGGCCGCAGGTGGCGGTCAGGTAAATCCGATGGATGAGATGACCGAAGACGGTGGGTATGCCAAAGGTGGCGAGGCTGGTCTGGCGGCCGCCCTACCTCCACGGTTCCTGTCTGGTGGCGGGGACGGGATGAGCGATTCGATCAAGGCAAATATTGACGGCAAGCAAGAGGCCCGTCTGGCTGATGGTGAGTTTGTGGTTCCGGCCGATGTAGTCTCCCACCTTGGGAACGGCTCCTCTAAAGCTGGGGCTAAGAAGTTGTACACCATGATGGACCGTATCCGTAAGGCTCGGACAGGCAAGACCCGTCAGGCCCCAGAGGTTAATTCCCTCAAATACATGCCTGCATGAAGAATAGCCAAGAGGGGAAACTTGAATGGTTCGGCGGCAATCAAGATGCGCTCAATATGTACCGAATGCTGGTGGACTTAGCCCATACATGGGACGATTTAGTTGATAAAGACAGAGACCTACCTACAGACCATATAAACAACTCATTCCTAATCGCCCTAGTCTATATGCCAGCCAACGCCTTTTACCGATCAATTCAAGAACAGATCATGCCCATGTGGCTGACTGTTGTATCGGCATACGAGGTGGCTAATAAATTCGAGCAAGACAAGGACGAGCATGGCGTTGAGATCGCCCATAACCTCCGCTACGCTGTCGGCCACATTGTTGCTTATATGGTGCAAGTTTGTGTTGGATACGAGAAGTCCAAAGAAATCATGCCTGAAGTTTGGAAATCAATAGTTTTTGAGCGGTTCGATGACTACCGCAAGGAGCACCTGAATGTTGCTTAAATATCTCCTGCCTCAGTACAGCGGTGCTGACTGGAAGGGCCATGTAACCTACAACATGGGTGGGGGAGATTCATCTCCGGCCCCACAGCCTACTCAGACCAGTCAGGTCACTATCCCTGAATATGCTCGGCCAACAGTAGAACGGATGGTTGGCAAGGCTGAGGCTTTAACTTCTGCACCGTATACACCTTACGGCGGACAACGTATTGCTACGGCAACCCCTGAGCAACAGGCTGCTCGCACCGGTGTTGCTGGATTACAAACTCCTGGTCAATTTGGTACGGCTACTGGATTAGCAGGTCAGGCTGGACTGGCTGGTTTAGCAGCAGGGCAATATGCGCCAACTACATTCACGGCTCCTTTAGTTCGTGCCGCAGAACTTCAACAATTCCAAGCGGGCGCTCCAGGTGGTGTTCAGTCTGGTCTTGGCTCCTTTGTAGCCCCTGGCGTTACAGCCCAGTACATGTCCCCATACATGCAAGATGTGGTGGATGTACAAAAACGTGAGGCTATCCGTGCAGCTCAACAAGGACAACTTGGCGCAAACCTAGCGGCCGCCCGTCAAGGAACCTACGGTGGTGCTAGACAACTTCTAGCCCAGACTGAGCGTGAGCGTAACCTGCAAGACCAGATGGCTAAGATTCAAGCCACTGGTTCACAGGCTGCTTATGACGCCGCACAAAGAGCGTTCGAGGCAGAACAGACCCGTGGTCTTCAGGCAGGACTTCAGACCCAACAACTTGGCACCCAGACTGGATTGCAGAATCTTCAGGCTCTCCTTGGCGTTCAGCAACTTGGAGCGCAACAGGGAATGCAGTCGCAACAACTTAATCAGCAAGCCCTTATGGAGGCTCAAAGACTGGCGGAGCAGTCCCGTCAGTTTGGTGGCACCCTTGGCCTACAAGGCGCTCAGGCTGCGACACAGGCGGCAGGGACTCTTGGTCAACTTGGGACTTCTGGTCAGGCCGCAGACCTACAGAGACTTCAGGCACAAGAGCAGTTTGGCTCTCTTGGTCAACAGGCTCAACAGCGGGCTCTTGACATGGCTTATCAAGACTTTATTACCCAACAACAATATCCGTACAAGCAACTTGGATTCCTGTCTGACATTCTCCGTGGATCTGCAAGCCTTGCGGCTACGGGCGGTAAGGCTGTCTACGAGGCTCCTCCGTCAATGCTTTCTCAAATTGGTGGTGTTGGATTAGGCGCTCTTGGCCTTTCTAGATTAATGGGATAAGACATGAGAGATATTGACCTGATGTCACCTGAAAAAGTCGCCGCCCAATATGGTGGCGATAAGCGCAAGATCGCTCAGGCCGCTCAGATGGGAGTCATTAATCCCACAGTCGCCGTCATGGCCGGTATGTTCATTGACCGGATGCGCGGTGCGGCCGCCAAAGAACAACAGCCTACCGCCACGGTCGCTGAAGAGGTTCTTGCCCGTCCCCGTGCTGGCTTAAGAGCCGCACAAGAGATGCCGATGGAAAGGGGGCTTGACTCCCTGCCAGTTCCCGAGGATGCCGTACCGAGTTTTGATAGCGGCGGAATCGTGGCTTTTGCAGACGGTGGAGATATTCCGTCTTACAGCACTGGTGAAATGGTTGACCTATCTTCAATCCGTATGGGCAAGAAGAAGCATCCGTTTGAAGACGAAGTTATTAAAAACGCTCTGAGCCGTGGAGAAGATCCAGCCAGAGACTTAGAAATTCTGTATAGGGAAACAGGTGGCCTAGGAATGCCAGAGACAGCCACCTCCCGCGCCGGAGCTCGTGGACTGATGCAGATCATGCCCTCTACGGCTATGAATCCCGGATACGGACTGCCAAACATTTTTGATTTGGCTAAACAAAGAGGAATTCAATTTGGCGATCAGTCAAAAGAATCGGCGTCCAAACTTCTAGAGAACCCACAACTGAATATTGACTTTGGGTCTCGGTATCGCGCTGCCATGCAGAATCGTTTCAATGACCCGATCCTTGCGGCGGCGGCATATAACGCTGGTCCAGGTGCGGTTCAAAGGGCTGGCAATCAAGTTCCAGATGTCGCTGAAACTAGAAAGTATGTAGCTGGTATATCTCCCGAGCGGCGTAATTTCATAGAGCGCCAAGAGGCAGCAGCCAAGAAAGTTCAAGCGGCTCGGCGTGAACAGTTAGGGAATTTCTCCTTGGCACCGACCGGACAGCCGATAATCCCTGCGGCATCTGTCATGGAAGGTAGAGACAAGGAGCCAACCGACTATGCAGCTCTTTTGGCATCCCGCAGTCTGCGTCCTGCAACACAGGGACTAGGGTCTACATTTGATCCTTTCCTTGGGACAGGCGTAGAGGAGCGTGGAATAGAGGCTTTGACAAAGGGTAAAACATCGGCAGATGTAGAGGAAAGACAGCGGCAATTTTCAGACTTCCTGTATGGACGTAGACCAATTACTCCGGCATCACTGGGAATGGCCGCTGCTGCTGACCGTGAAAGACGCGAAGATGAGTCTGAGAAAAAATCTTCTAAGGTTAATAAAGCCGGTGAGAAAAAAGATATTTACGGCGACAAGTTAGATCGTTTACTGACAGAACGCGAAGGCCGTCTTGCTGCTCAAAAAGAAGAAGACAAGAATCTTGCAATCCTTGCTGCTGGTCTAGGAATGATGGCTGGTAAGTCACCCTATGCCTCTCAAAATGTTGGAGCAGGGGCACTTAAAGGTATTGAGCAGTACGCCGGTGCTAGGAAACTTACCCGTCAGGAAGAGGAAGACATCTTGGCTGGCCGTCTTGGTCAGTACCGATTTGGAGAAGAGTCCAGAATGCGTGGAGAAGATAGGCGTCTGAACCAAGGGATGACGCTTGCCTCGATGGAGGAAAAGCGGATTCGGGACGAGTTTGGCAAGATTCTAGGAAATGTTCTTGACCCACGTAATAAGCAACTTCAAGAGTTGCTCAAGCGTGATCCGGACTATGTAGACAGATTAGCAATAAGTGGCAGAAACCGTATACTCAAGGGGTATGGATTAGACTTTGGTGAACAAGAACCTGTTGGTTCATCTGTTGCAAAAGACTATTCCAAGTGGGGAAAACTCAACGTAGGTAAGTAGCCATGCCTCAATACAGTATCCAAGGGCCGGACGGTAAGACCTATAGCATCGAAGGCCCAGTAGGGGCTACTAGAGAAGAGGTTATTGACGCTATCGAATACCGTATGCGTCAGTCCCCACAACCAGAAGAGGAATCTGGTTTTGGCCGTCAGCTATTAGATATTCCCGTCCAGGCTGGTAAAGGTGTAGTTACCGGAGTCAAATCTCTTACCAATATCTTCGGTGCAGATAATCTAATATCTGAGGCACTAAGTGGAGTAGAGGGCTACATGGATAGCCTTCTGTCTGCACAAGCCAAAAATGATCAGAAAGAGATTGCCCGAATCATGGCTGAAGCCGAGGATAAGGGCGTTGCTGAAAGGGTGTTGGCCGGTGCTAAAGCGTTTGCCACGGCTCCTGTTGACATCATGTCTCAGGCCTTGGGTACAGCCGTCCCTGCGATAGCTGGTGGTCTATACGCCAACCTTTTAAAACTTGGTAAGGCTGGTGTCATAGGAGTTCAGTCTGGCATCGGTGCCTTGATGGGTACTGGTCTTGTTAAAGGAACCATCTACGAATCTGTAAAGGACGCTCTGATTGGGGCTGGTGAAAGTTCTGATGTAGCGGAGAAAAAAGCCTCCGAGGCTCAATCATTTGGCGGTGAGAACTGGGGATCAATCCTTGGCGGTACAGCGTTAGGTGCGCTTGCTGGCTCAACCGGTATTGAGAGGATGATCGTTAACCGGTTTGCGGCCAAGAAAGCCGCAGAGGAAACTGCTAAAGGAATTGGTCGTAGGGCAATTGAGGGCGGTGTAACTGAATTTACACCTGAGTTCTTCCAAGCCGCACAGGAACAGGTAGCCGCTAACCTTGCGCTACAGAAGGAAGGGTTTGATGTTGATACCTTCCGTGGAGCCATCGAGCAGGGAACTCTTGAGGGCTTGGCTGGCTTTGGACTTGGTGCTGGTATCGGTGCTGTTACCGGACGTAGAGCTGCGGCTCCCGGAGTCACACCGCCATCAGAGCCAAAGGTCACATCCACAAACATTTATGAAATTACCGATTTTGACGGCAACCCATCTCAGGTCACGGTCACCCAAGACGATGCAGGAAACATATTTGCTAGGGACGATAAGGGCGAGGAGATAGACCTGACCAATGTGGTTAGTACTGGGGTGTCGATTGAGGATGCGGTCAAGAAAACATTTTCCCCTGAAGATGCGCCAGCGCCGGTTATAGCCAAGCCACCAGAAATTGCTCCACAGCCGGAGATTGCGTCCGCCCCAGAAATCACTCCACCAGAAGTGCCTGCGGCTCCTGAAATAACTGTGCCAAAAGCGCCTGCCGCACCAGAGGTTCCTGTTGCACCAACGCCTTCTGTATTAACTCCTGACGCTGAAGCCTTACTAGATTCGGTTGATGCCGGTGGAATCCCAGGGTTTGTAACCAATAATCTTCGAAGGATTGCCCAAGAAAACGGCATCACAGTTACAGCAAGCACCACACCAGACGACATAATTGCAGGGTTACGAGCCAAGAAAACCGCCGCCCCAGAAACTGTTGCTCCAGAGGCTGTTGCTCCCGAAGCGCCTGTTGCCGAGCCAGTTCAAGAACCCCGTGTGGAGTTACCCACTGTTGAGGACATGGCTCCTCCTGTATCCACACTTGGCGATGTAGAAACCGGCAAGCCATTTACTTTTGAAGGATTCCGTGGAGAGGGTAAGCCCAAGAAAGACATCTATACCGGCGCCCGTATCGCAGTTGGTGGCGAGGGAAGATACATTGCAGACACAGAGGAAAGCGCCAAGAACTATGGCGATAAAATTTCTCGGGAAACAGTAACTCTAAATAACCCGCTAGTCATTCGTAACGATGACGAGTGGAGAGCGCTGACCCGTCAGGCGGGATGGAAGTATCCCAATCCATTTAGCCTTGAGGAGTCTGTTGTCAAAAGGATGACAGAAGCGCTTGCAACCTTGGTTAAGGGACAAGGATATGACGGTATCGTCATTGACATGGATCCACGGGGGGATATGGCTAAGACCCTGTACAACGTTTTCGGCCATCCACAAATTATTTCTTATAAACCTGCAGCCACAGAAAAATCAGAAATTGATGCAGGGTTTAGTGAAAATCCAGAGCCTTTGTATACATTACCAGAGTTTCCAACTCGTGATGAGCAAGTGCGTTATTACTTTACTCAAAACAAAAATGTAAAGAGAACAGACATAGTAATTTTTGATGACATGATTGGTTTTAAACAATCTGATCAAACTTATAACAATATGCCAGATGGTAGTGGTGGGGAAAATTTAGGAAATATTGATGACATAAGAGAAACAATGAAGAATGTATTTCGAGAGTCATTAGAAACAGTTCTAATGCCAAAGAAATACTTTGAAATATATTCAAAACTTTCTAAACCACTTAAGGCTCAGACTCCCACAAAAGAAGTTGAGGTCGCTCCATCATCTGCCGCTAAGAAGACATCTGATTTTATTGATGCTGAAGTTGAGGCTTTAGGTCCTCCCCCTGCCGGTGAGAATCCCAAGCAGTCTACAGCCCGTAGGATTAATGAAACCAAAGCAGCTTGGAAGAAATACCAGGCATTCGCCAAAGAGTTACCCCCTGAGCAACGGTTTAACGAAGGCCAGTTCAAGATGGTCTTTGACCGTAGACGCCGTTCATATGAAGAAAAATCAGGAACAAGGCCTGCTCCTACAGCCGCCCCAGTCACTGAGCTTCCCATGGCTTCTAGCGAGGCAGAGTTGGGAGGACGAATTAACGCTACCCCCAAAGAGCGCAGGGTGGCTGAAGAATTAGCTGAAGAGTTACTTGGTGAGGTGGTCTGGCAGCAAGGTAATACCAGTATGTTGCGTGTCGCTGATCCCAAATACGGGAACATGCGTTACATAGCATCTGTGGGCCGCCGTAGAACTAGCACGGATGTTCGTAGTTACACAGGCAAATTAATACCCTTTGAGACAAAAGTTTATCTCAGGGACTTAGCTGAACAACTTGAGGCTGACGCTAGGGCTAAACACAACGCCAACCCGTATGTGAAGTTTAGTCAAGGCATATCAGTCTCAGAGGACATTGATCCCAAGATTGAGGGAGTGCTTAGGGGATGGAGGAAAGAACTTGGCATGAACGCCAAGATTCATATCACCACCCTTGATGCAGTCAAGAGAAACCGAAACAAATATACCGGCCCACACCGCTCGATCATTGGCGGGGCATTAAATCCTTACGCTGAGGGATATATGCAGAAGTGGGAGGATGGTAACTATCACATCGTCTTCACTAAGTCCACCAGTCTTACAAGGATGTTGGAGACGATTGCCCATGAGTTGGGGCATATCCATCAAAGGGAAGTATTTGAACAGGCAGACCCCGCTACGAAAAAAGAAATCACAGCGGCATATAATCGCTTCCTAGTTAGAAACAAACCGAAGAACATTCGGGACTATGTACATTCTCTTCGTGCCAAGACAACCGCACAGATTTCAAGATTCCCAGAAGGCGCTTTAGAAAAGCCCTCTATGGGATTAACTCCATACTGGAGATCATTCAGTGAGTGGTATGCGGATCAGGTTTCCCGCTGGGCAGTTTCTAGTGAGAAGCCGGTCGGGGTTGTAGAACAGTTCTTTGCTCGTTTAGCCCAAGCCCTGCGTAAGTTCTATAAGACTGTCAAAGGACAGGGATATCTGCCGGATGAGACATTTGTACAGTATCTAAACAAGGTTAAGTCCCGTGCTCAGATTCTGCCCTCCACTATAGGAGAGGCATCAAAAATTGAAGAACAAGGATTAAGTAACATACAACCTAGTGAGGGATATAAGGTTCAAGCCATCCTTCCGGAAGATTTGCCTCAAGCCAAGAAAATGGTGGGCGGTCTGTATGTTGGGGATACGGTATCTAACAGATCCTCTATTGATTCTTCGCTTGATTCTTACAAAATCCTTGGCATCCGTGAAGTTCCGTACTCGGTTTTTGAGGATCAAGGAGCACCAATATATGCAAACCGCTCTCAGGAAAACTACACCAAGGAACTTGCTGACAAGATTAGCGAAAGTCAAAAACTCAATCCGTTAATTGTGGTTTATGACAAAGACGGATATTACATTCTTGAAGGTTCGCACCGGTTTGATGCTTTAAAAGAACTGGGTATCAAGTCTTTCCCCGCACTGGTGGTGAAAGATACTTCTGAAGATATGGGGGTTCCTGACATTGAGTTCTCAGAGATGCTCAAGAAGCTCCCACCCGGACGTTCTGAGGAACTGCGTCAGGCGGCAGTAGACCTTGCCGATGGGAAGATAACCTCTGCAGAGTTTGATGAGATGGTCAATAAGTACCGTCCTATCGTAGCTCGTCAGGTTGTGCCTAAGCCCAAAACTGAAGCCGAAATGAAAGAGGCTCTCAATGTTACTCAGCGGGAAAAAGTCAACCCACAGATTGCAGAGAATACCCCTGTCGGTACACGGCTTGACATCGAGGCTACCAAGAAAGGTGTGCCGGTTGTCACCATTCACACCAAACGCCCCGGCGGAGTAGAATCTAAATCCGTAGGTAAGGTGATTGGATTTAAGAGCGTTGCCAAAATTCGAGATGTCACATTCTCCCCTGGCAATTCGAGCGAATCGCTTGAGATGGCGATGGGCAGGAGGAAACAACCCCTTCAGACTATGGAAGGGCGGTGGGTCAATGTATCCCCTGATGACGCATATGCCGAAGCCACTAGCATCTTTGCCTCTCCAGAGTGGACAGAGATAGGTATTGATCCAACACGGCATTCTTACTTTTACGACAAGCGCAATACCCAGCCGGTAACCAACGCTGATGAGGTGATTCAGATTGGTGATGCGGTCTTTGCTAAGAATGTTAAGTACGCCGCCAAGGAAGAGTTCCTGTACTCCGAAGGTAAGCCTATCGTTGGCAGAAGCGATGCGCTCAGGGATGCAGCCAATCAGCTACAGGAAGGCCTGATTACCGCTCAAGAGTTTGACAGTCTTGTAAACCAGTACAAGCCTATCCGTGTTCCTCAAGGTGTCAGGACTCCGAATAGCCGTGAAGAGGTGGCTAACATTCTTAAGGCTAACCAAAAGCCCATGGCTTTCCCTGATATCCCAGAGGGAACCCGTGTAGGCACTAGGTTAGATATTGACTCCACCCGTAAGGGCGTTCCGGTCGTAGCAATCCATCAGCCGAAACCAAACATTGGTTCTGCCAAGCAACCTATCATCGGCTATGACAGCGTGGCTAGACTGACAGATGTTCAGTTTGCCGTGGGTAATCAGGTACGGGCTTTAAAGATTGCCTCTGGCGCATTCAAAGAGCCGCTCCAGACCATGGAGGGTTCGTACTCTAAGATCACCCCAGATCAAGCAGTCGCCATCGCTCAGGCATCCTTGAATGATCCGTCATGGACCCAGGTCGGAGTAGACCCAGAGCGTCATGCTTATTTCTACGATAAAAAGAATACCGACCCTGTAGTATCGGCTGACGAGATCATCCAGATTGGGGATCAGGTATTTGCCAAGAACGTTGTCTACGCCCCCAAAGAGGAGTTTCTGTTTAGCCAAAGACTTTCTCCCGAGGCAGCAGGGAAGATGGCCTTGGATGTGGTTAACACTCTTGGCCGTGGGCTTGAGCCTGAGAAGACAAATGTCCAAAGACTCAAAGAGGCGTTCGTTGACGATAAGGGTAATGTCAAACTCACTCCTGAGAACGCCAAGAAGGCGGCCACCAAATGGATGGATCAGATTGAGACTTGGGCATTTAGCAGTGATGCGGCCCTAAACAACGCTATCCGTAGAACGCTTGAAGACACCACAAAGTCTCAACAGGAAAAGATTGGCGTATTACTTTCTATCAGTTCAAGTCAGGCTGTCCATGCAGACGCCGTGGCTAGTCTGTTCTTGCGCTATGGTGGGATCCGCTATAACCCTGAGACTTACAAATACGAAGCCGTAGACAATAAGGACAATCTTATAACTTTAGTCAAGGCAATTGATGAGCTTGCCACTAAGTACAAGATGTCCAAGGAGCAAGCGGAACGGGTAGCTCACACCGCCTTTGAGGCCAAACGCCTGCGCTCCTTGCAAGACTTTAATGACGCTTTAAGTACTCAGGTCGAAGAGATTAGGGCCCGTATCGCCCAAGCCCGTACAGAGGGCGACCTCTCCATGAAGAAGCTTCTTGAGGCTGAACTGCGCCGCAAGATGAAGGACTTCAAGTTCATCCACATGACTGAGGATGAGATCAACGCTGGCCTAAGTTTGATCGACCTCATGCCCAAGGAGATGAATAAGATCATCGACACTTGGAATGGTATGCGCCTAAGTGCTGGCGTAGAGCTTATCAAGAGCGGACTGTGGACTGTTGAGGAGGCCGAGATCCTTCTCTCAAACATAGACTATGTACCGTTTTACCGTGAGGATCAGTTAGAGCAGGGTAAAGGTCCGAAAGAATTCCTCCGTGGTCTTCAGGTCCAGGCTAAGGAAAAGAAACTCAAGGGCTCCAAGCTCGCCGTCAATGACATCTTTGACAACATAGCTCGATGGACTCAGTACTCTGTCAAGCGGGCGGTAATGAACCGTCTGGCTGTTGCCAAGATTGATGCCGCCGTAGAAGCGGGGATTGCTCAAAAGGTTAAGGAAGCTCAGAAGGGTAAAAACTCTGTCCGGGTCTGGAGGGATGGCGTAGCTGAGTTTTACAACCTTAACGACCCGCTGTTCATGGAAGCCTTTGCAGGACTTGAGTCAATCTCCATACCAACATGGAAGCTGGCTTCAAAGTTTTCTGACTTCTTGCGTCAGTCTGTGGTTTTAAACCCCCTGTTCTCACTTTCTCAGGTTCCTCAAGACGCATTTGCTGCCATTTATACCTCTGGCTTAAAGCCACGGTTTGCCTTGAGCATTCCGGCTCGGGCAGTCAAGGAGTTTGTCCTTACCCTGTTTAAGGCCAGCAAGACCAACAAGGACTTAGAACGCATCGGAATAGTCGGCATCCGTGACTTCACCTCAGCAATCGCCCGTACCGATGCAGAGGTAGCGGCTGGACTGAGGTCAAGGCCGGGGGTTTGGAACAAAGTTAAAGGGTTCTTGGAGCACATTTCCATGGCCTCGGATAACGCTGTTCGTCAGGCAGTCTATGAGGCATCTATCGCTCAAGGTGTAAGCCGTGCTGAGGCCCTAGAGAAAGCCTTCCAACTGATCAACTTCCGTAACCGTGGAAGCAGCAAGATGCTTTCCTTGGCTGGACAGGTTATCCCATTCTTTAACGCCTACCTCGCCGCCCAACACGTAGCGATCAAGACAATCTCTGGGGTAGGTATTTCCCCAACAGACCGCAAGGAGGCTTTGAAGACTCTGGCCTACACGACTGCGGCCATGACTACCCTAGCCTTGATCTACTCGATGATGATGGACGATGACGAGGAATATAAAGACACCCCGTCAATTATCCGTGACCGCCTCTTGATGATTCCGGGCACGAAGATGTCCATCCCAATCCGGCCAGATATCTTCGCCATCCCCAAGATCATCACTGAACATACCTACATGATGATGACCAATCAGGGGTCAGCCGATGGCCGTAAGTTCAGGGACTCCCTCAAGGCCGCCTTGGGTAACTCCCTGTTCAGTCCGACCGTGGTTCCCCAGGCCATCAAGCCAGTCGTGGAAGTCGGCATTAACTACAATTTCTTCCAAGGCCGGCCACTGGTGGGGACATACCAGAAGGGTTTGGAGACCGAACGACAGTTCAATGACTCCACCTCCGAGCTAGCCAAAATCTTGGGGAATACGGGTGCTATATCACCGATAGCCGCCGATCACCTGATTCGGGGTATGCTTGGCTCTGTAGGGGGCCTGACGCTCTTCCTGACCAACGGCCTACTCCACAGCGATCCATCCGTGCCAAGGCCAGAAATGACAGTCAGAGAGGCATTAGCGGCCCTGCCTAGCACCAGCGGGTTTGTCCGCAGGGAATATGAGACCGGCTTAAAGAACGACTTCTATGTCCTGCGGGATGAGGTCTCCAAGGCCGTCAATACCCTAAATGACATGAAGGCCCGTAGCCCACATGAGATTGAGGAGTTCTTGGCTGACGAGAAGAACATCAACCGCATCGGGCTTCAGAAGGCCACCAATAAGATCACCAAGGATCTGTCAACAATCCGGCGGGAAATCTCTAGGATTACCCAGTCCCCAGATATGTCGGCCCGTGAGAAACAACAGGCCATCAAGGAGCTCCGTGAGATCGAGCGGGATATGCTTTCGGGGATTGATATCAAAGAGCTTAGAAGGATGGCGCAGCTCTAGATCTCTAGGATCAGGATGGTACAGGCCCCGCCCTTCTTGGCCTCCTGGCGGATGATGTGAAGCTCATCTATTTGGCTGTCGTCAACAAAGCACCCAGCGTTCTCACAGGCGTCTAGCAGGGGCTTTAGGATATTGTCCACATCCCTTTTCCTACGGTCGGGTGGGAAGAGGGCTACATGGACCGCAAGCCGTCCGTACATGGTCTTTATCCCCGCCTCTAGGCAAGCCTCTGCCACCTGCTGACGAAACTCCTTCCCCCTCTTGCCAAGGAATCTGTGGTTACCGCGCTGGCCCCAGTAATGGTTAACGCTTGGGGGGAATGGGAGTAGGAGTTGGATCATTTTTGTACTTGTATCACTGTTACAAGTACAAATTTTACAATAGATGAATTAAAATAGGAATGATCTATTGACATCAAAATTTTTTGTAGGCATATTCCGGTTTAGGAGGTGTGTCCAATGAAGCTAACTAACAAATTTAATATCCCGCAGACCTTTGTAAATGTCGTCCGTAGGCCGACTTATTCCAAAGGGAAAGCCAACCTGTCGGTCACCCAGCTAATCAACAGTCCCAAGATCGTAGCCCTGTCCAAGAAGTTTGAAGACGAACTAGAGCAGGATGTATCGGAGATGGTTTGGAACATCTTCGGGTCGGCTGTCCATAAAGTCTTAGAGCATGGTAGAGATGAGAACCATATTGTCGAGGAACGTCTTCACGCAACATTGGACGGATATAAGGTCTCTGGGGCAATAGACCTACAAATTGTAGGGGAATCAGGCATACAAATCCGTGACTACAAAACGGTCTCTGCCTATGCCGTGATGAACGAGAAGATTGAGTGGGAGCAGCAACTCAATATCTACGCTTGGCTTGTTGAGAAGGTTAAGGGTTTGTCAGTATCAGACCTTGGCATCGTAGCCATCATCCGGGATTGGAGCCGCAGGGATGCCGGAGTCAAGGAAGGTTACCCAGAGGCCCCTATCAAAGACATACCCATCCGGCTGTGGACTTTCGAAGAACGAGAGGCTTTTGTATCTGCACGGATACATGCCCATGCGGAGGCTGAATTTGCGATTGAGTCAGACGGCGACATCCCGCCATGTACCCCGCAGGAGATGTGGGAGAAGCCAACCCTGTGGGCGGTTAGAAAGATTGGGAATGTTCGAGCTAAGACTCTTCACGGCACAGAAGAAGAAGCTCAGGAGTCCTTGGATAAGTTAGGTAAAGGATTTGAAATCGAAGTGCGTCCGGGCAGTCGCACTCGGTGTGAATCATTCTGCCCAGTTAACCACCGTTGCGCTCAATGGCGTGACTATCAGGAGAGCAAATGAAAACTAGAACGGAGATGATTTATGACTTCATGTTGGCATTGGCTGCAAACATGGACATGACTGCGAACCGAGACAGTTATGAAAACTCTGCGGTCGTGATTTTTCAACAGGCACAAGCCCTAGCTGACGCTTACTTGGAGATCGTATGACAGCTAACGAAGTGCAGATTGGTGGGGATCATTATCACCAGAAAGCAATCCAGCCGTGGGATTACATAGTGGCTAATGAAATTGGCTATCTAGAAGGAAACATCATCAAGTATGTATCACGGTACAAGGAGAAAGGCGGCTTAGAAGACCTGTACAAGGCAAGCCATTACTTAGATAAATTAATAGAGGTGAAACGAAATGAACGTGTATCAACGACTCCAAATCGCTAGGATGGTTTTGCAGGGGAAAGAACTCAAGAAGTCTGGCAAGAATAAGTTTGCTGGCTATGAGTACTTTGAACTCCAAGACTTTCTACCAACAATACAGACAATCTTTGGCGATACCGGATTGTCAGCGGTCTTCCGTTGCACTAACGATATGGCAACTCTGACGGTCTATAACAATGAAAAGCCTGATGAGTCCATAGAATTTACTGCTCCCATGGCCGCAGCCGAACTCAAAGGGTGCCATCCCGTCCAAAATCTTGGTGCCTCGATTTCGTACCTACGGCGCTACCTATATGTAAATGCCCTTGAGATAGTCGAACATGACGCTCTTGATGCTACGACTGGAGCGATTGAGCCAGCCCGTAAGCCAGAGATCAAAGCCAAGCCCAAAACTGAAGAGGCCATGATGGATTTTGAAATCAGGCTAGAGATTGAGCCGGATGCGAACCAGAACGACTGGTTTGAGATGCTGTGGAAGGCGGCTACAACCCTGCTTGATTTTGCTAAGTCCGAAGCAGATGTTATGAAGATATTCAAAACCAATAAGGTCTTGTTTGACGAAGCTAAGAATCGAGATTCCGAATGGTTCAAAACTTTGATGGAAGAGTTCACCAAAACCAAAACCAAACTTAAGGAGCAATGATGGAATACAAAACCCCTAAAAATTCAGGAACACTTTGGTTAAATGATTATAAAACAGAAGACAAACATCCTGATTTTCGAGGACATGTTTTAGTAGAACGTGGGTTTTTAAATTTGCTCATGGAAAAACACAGCGACCAAGATGGTAGGGTTAAGTTGTCAGTTGCTTGTTGGAAAAAAGTTGGCAAAGGAAAAGAGTTAATAAGCATCATTATTTCTGAACCTTACATAACAAAGCCAAAGCCAGTTGAACCAATACCAGCACCACCCGAAGACGAAGATGTCCCATTCTAAGGAGAAGAAAATGAAGCCAACAAAACGCCGTGGCCGCCCGCTAGGATCAAAGAACAAACCTAGAGCCAAAGCCCCTGTCGTTCCGGCTCAGAAGTTGCTCTCATCTAAGAAAGAAAATATGTCCCCTTGGCTAAACGAACTGTCGGACCTGAATCAGGAAGTCAATGCGCTGCGCCGTCAATTAGTCCAGGCCAACACCATTATCAAATATCTTGAGTTCCAACTCGGCCTAAAGTCCTATGAAGACTCTTCAATTTGAAGGCCTCAAGGTAGCCCTAAAGCAAAACAAAGAGGGCTATATCTTGACGCTAAGTTTGCACCCAGATGACATCCCCGAGGACCTCCTACGGGACTTTGTGGGGTCACGCTATCAAGTTGTCATGGTCCGGCTTAATGGTGAAGAGCAACCCATGGACAGAGAAGACGAGCACGGTGGGCAGAAAGCTGTCCGTCTTGCTGGCCTTCTTTGTCGAGACAGTGAGTTTTGGGATTGGCTACACCATGACGGGCAGATCTTTGAGGTCAATGAAAAGGAAGCCACGGATTGGTTACGGGAGGCCACGGGGGTTCAGTCCCGGTCGGAACTCAAGGTTAACTATGAAGCACGGAAACATTTGGAGCGAATCAATAAGGAATTCTTAACATGGAAAAACAGAAAAAGTTAATCCCGTATTCGGTTTACATACCGCAGGATCATCACAAGAAGCTTAAGCAGCTTGCCAAAGAACGCAAGGCCTCGGAGATGATCCGCAGTGCCATCGACCTTTTGGTAACCAATAATGATGTCTACAAGTCTGGCTATAACAAAGCCATCGAGGACGCATCAAAGGTTATCTATGAGTGCAAAGAGGCGCAGATGGTAGCTGTCAAGGGCAAGGATCTTGGTGCTCATTTGTCTGAACAAATCAAAATGTTGGTGACCAAATGAACGAACAAGAAACCCTGCGGGATGTGTTTGCGGGGATGTGCGCCATGGCCTTAATCATGCGTGGCGTACCGGACGATTTAGTCCCCGCTAAGTCTTATGAGATGGCTGACCAACTGCTTGATGCACGAGACCCTGAGCCAGTCGGGTTGCCAGCAATTAAGAGAAGGAAAGCCAAGTGAATCTGTTAGACGAGATACAGGATGCCCGACAAGAATTTCTACAGGACGCTTGGGACAGGTGTCTAGTAGAGACTTGGAAAGAAAGTCCAAACACACGTATGGGTACACTTTGCTATCAGTTTGCCGCGAAATACAAACTTAAAGACGGAGAGATATTTTCTTTAAAACGTGTACCTAAATTTAAACGTCAAATAAATGCGGCCATAACACGTTTTATAGCGGCATATCTACCCACATTGAGCGCCTGTTTATGGAACGGCAATAAAACGTTTGATGACTTAGTCCTCATCTGTTCTAAATCTCCGATGCTAATATACCCCGCAGATGCGAAAAAAGTAGTAGCAGAAAGTAATGATCGTATTACAACAAGAAGAAAATATTTCAAACACGAGATTGAACACATAATGAGTGATTTATTATTTGATGCACAAAAGAGGAGCAATTGGGATGTGGCTAAAGGAAGACCGAAAAGAAAAAGATAAGGAGAAACAGTGAAAGACTTAATTGACTTCAAGAAACTCTGGGTCTGGTGCGTAGAACGATGGAAAACATCCTTTGGTTGCATCGTGCTGGCCGTGGTGGCCTTCCTGCTAGGCATGGTCCTTGAGAACAAACTGATAACCGAAGACTGCCGTTTCATGGGTGCATTCCGTGATGGAACGCAGACTTATAACTGTCAGCCGAGGGTGAGATGAGCGACTTGAGAAAAGCAGCAGAGCAGGCGTTGGAGGTTTTGGAAAACCCGTGGAAAGCAAAACCCGAGGGTGTTGCTGATGCAATCATTGCACTACGCCAAGCACTAGCGCAGTTAGAACATGAGCCATTGGTTTGGATGAACAAGTACGGGTACGTTGCGTCATTTCAAAACGAGGAATACAAAGATCCACTCTACACCGCACCACCAAAGCGTGAATGGGTTGGGCTGACGGATGAGGAACGATTTAAGATTGCAAGAGACACAAGACCTTATGTTGCTGACACCATGAGAGCGCACGAAGAAGAATTAAAACGGAGGAACACATGACCAAAGAAGAAGCATGGCAAATTTGGATGAAAGAGTCCAAGCACTATGTCGAACACGACTGGGAAATTATCAAGAAGTCATCATGGTGGGAAGCGTTTTCTCGTGGGTGGGATGCGGCGACAGTCAATGCTAACGGCTGGGACGATGCCTACAAGATGGGCCTTGAAGCAGGAAAGGAGATGAAATGAAACTAATTATTGTGGGCGCACTGATTGGCTTGGCTTATTTTCTTTTTGATAACGCCCTTGACCGGCAGTACAACCGAGGCTTTGCGGAAGGGCGTGGCATGGTACTAAAGATTAATCCGCCAAGCGAAGAACTTGAAATTGCATGTGCAGGGTTGTGGATTGGAGAGCAGAACAAGAAATATTGGAAAAAAATAAATGGTTAAAAACGAAATAAGCATCAGTCAAATTGAAGATTTGGCCGAACTGGCCGGCGGGTATCAGGACGACTTTGGCAAGTGGATGTTCCGCGAGACGGACTATCTGTGTAAGTTTGCAGACCTGATCCTAGCCACTAAGGCGTCCGAGATCAGTAGCCTGGTCACCAGTATCCAGATGCTACGGACTGACCTTGAGGCAGCAGAGCTAGAAATCAGAGAACTGAGGAGCAAGTGATGGAGCCTATCTGCTCAGAGTGCAAGAAGCCCTGCAAGGAAGCCCGGCGTAACTTTGGCATCGGGGCCTATGAGTTTTGGGGTGCTACCGGATCCCAGGATAACTGGCGGTGTGTATCCCACTGTTGTGATGGAGACTTATTAACGAAGGAGGAGATAGATGAATTGGACTGTGCTAGTAGTGGATTGGAATAGACTTGGGCCAGTGAAGTTTTATCTAATAATGATGGCTTATATCTTATTTTTGCTGTGGTGGTTTGCTAGGAGGGAATTAAATGAGTGAGATATTAGAAAAAATAAGCGAGGCTTTTTTAAAGATTCTTGCGCTTTTTAAACAGCCAACTTTAGAAAAACTTGATTTAGTTGAGATTGATAATGTTGACACAACAATTCAAAATGATGAGCGCAAACGTTTTACAAAAAACTTAGGTGAATTATTAGATCACCTAGATATAGCGTTTGACGCTTATAACATATCGACAACAGTTTTATCTGGGTATTTGTCTCGTGATGAAATTGTTGGGCTGAAAAAACTTGGCGCTCATGTTCCAAACCCGTGGTTGATGAAATATTCTGATTCAAATCAAAAGATTTCTAACATAACAGACAAATTTCCATCAATGATGTTTATTGGCTTATCTCTAAGCTCACATGATAACGAGGAATTTGTTCACCCAGACTTTATGTTTGCAATAAAAAGCAAGAAGTTTCCTTGGTATGTAGAAAAAAAAGAAGGGACTTTGTATAAGTTTGGTATGGGTTATAGATTTGATAAAAAAGAATTACACAAGAAATTGATTTGGCAAGCATCGTGGCTTGTAATTCGAAATGATGGAACAATTGAATTTTGCAAAGAAAGCAAACAAAGAACAGTTCAGGTCGGTGGTAAAAATTCAGGTGGTTGCTACACTCAACGTCTTCGAGGTCATTCTGATCTTTACGAAGCAGTCCTAGATGCCAATCCTGACAAAGGAAATAAAGTTCTTATAAACTTTTTTATTTCCATGCACGACTGGTGGGTTGGTCGTAAAGATCGTTGGAGCGTGTGTGTTAAAAAAAATGGGGAAAGGGTAACTTTTGCAGTCGATAAGTTTCTAACCAAAAAATACTTTGCTGACAGGAAAAAAACTGTTAATCAAAACGGAAATCCCAAACGTATATTTCATTATGTAAAACAATTTGAACGGGTTCGTGATGGTAAAACTCAGATTGTTAAAGAACATCTTCGTGGCTTAAATGAGTTTGATTGGAAAGGCTATCACTGTTTAATATTAGCTCCTGAATTTCATGGCCTAACTTCAGTAGAGTTTGATATAGGATCTGAAGAAGACTATGACTCTAAAGAGAAATACATTCTTGCGAGCAAAGTTGGACTAATCTTAGCCAGAGACGAAGATGAACGAGCTAGGAAGAGACAATGAATGAGGCCTATAGAACCGCAGCTTGGCTTAAAGCTAATGCTAAACATATGGGTACACCGTGGGAGATCGAACAGATGCTCCGAGCGGCTGTGATTATGAAACTGTTGGCAGACGAATTAGCGAGGCGTGATGCGGTACTACCTGAGCGTTTGCAGCGGAATTGAGGCGGCCACCTGTGCGTGGCATTCCCTCGGCTGGACCCCTGCCGCATTTTCAGAGATCGAGCCCTTCCCATCAGAGGTACTTAAGTATCACTACCCCCATGTCCCTAACCTTGGAGACATGACCAAGTTCGAGGAGTGGAATCTTGGAACAATTGACCTTCTTGTCGGAGGAACCCCTTGCCAATCCTTCTCAGTTGCAGGACTTAGAAAAGGACTGGATGACCCTCGTGGCAACCTCATGCTTACCTATCTTGCGATTGCTAGGAAACATCGGCCCAGATGGTTGGTTTGGGAGAACGTCCCCGGCGTCCTATCATCCAACGGAGGAGAGGATTTTGCCACCCTACTTCGAGGGCTGGTTGAACTCGGGTATGGGTGGGCCTACCGAGTCCTTGACGCTCAATATATCCGAACACACGAGTTTCCACGGGCCGTCCCACAAAGACGAAGGCGTGTCTTCGTTGTCGGATATCTTGGAGACTGGCATCGTGCCGCAGCGGTTTTATTTGAGCGCAGCAGCTTGTCGGGGAATCCTGAACCGAGCCGAACGAAGAGGAAAGACACTGCCTCCGGTGCTCAAGACAGCGTTAGAACAGGCAATAGACTCCAAGCGTTTGGACAATACATAAACGATGAGACTGCCTCAGCCATGAAGTCTCGGGACTTTAAGGATGCTACCGACCTGATTACCGAACCCATGGTTATCCACGGGACGCAGGATCCCATCACCTCAAATGTCGCCTTTCCTTTGGCTACCAACCAAGGACAGGAGAATGCCGTCATCCAGGGCGTCTATGAAATGCACGGCCAAGACTCTCGGGTCAGGGATCTTGGGGATGTCTGTTCCACTGTTACCCAGAAGTACGGGACTGGGGGAGGGAATGTGCCAATCGCTTTATCAGCCCAGGCCGTGGATGTTTATAACCAAGTCGTAAATGGTGATGTTGCAGCCACATTAACCGAAGCGTGCGGTGGGACCAATACCAGCGGACTAAAAGTTATGGAGCCGATCCTCGGTGGGTGGGACTATGAGAACAATGCCCATGGATCAGGAGATGCCACTGGCCCTCTGCTAAAGGGTTCCCCCTCTGGTGGTGGGAGACCTTTGCCAGCCGTAGCCCTAGCCTCTATGGCCGTTAGGAGGCTTACTCCCATGGAGTGTGAGCGCCTGCAGGGGTTTAAGGATGGGTATACCGCTATCCCTTGGAAGGGGAAGGATACGCCAGATGGGTTGAGATATCGGGCCTTGGGTAACTCTATGGCCGTAAATGTCATGGCATGGCTTGGGGAAAGGATTATGGCAGTCGATGAACTACCGAAACAAGAAGCTTCTTGAAGCCGTCAGGGAGTCTCCCTGTCAGTCCTGTGGGGCCAAGAATGGGACGGTGGTAGCCGCTCATTCAAATCAGCTACGGGATGGCAAGGGCCGCTCGATTAAGGCCCATGACTACCGGATCGCTGCGCTTTGCTATCAGTGCCATTACGACCTAGACCAAGGCTCCGGCCTAACCAAGGAGGGAAGGGTCGGGATGTGGGAGGATGCTCATAGGAAAACTATCGGCTGGCTGTTTGAATCTGGAAACTTGGAGGTCAAATGAGTTGCAAAAAAAGTTTTGAAAAGTGGATGGAAAATAAGTCCAAGCGAAGTTTGCTCAAATATAAAAAGAAGATCACAGACTCAGATAGGCGTCAGTTCTATGCAATCTGGCAACTGGCATGGGTCTATGGAAGGCGAGAACTTAAGGAATCAAGTGAAAAACTTAATCCCATGCCTGCCGAAGAAATGAAGCAACTGTGGATCAAGTGTGGTCTTGGGAAAGACTTTGGCCGGGCCGTAGAAATGTGGCATGGCATAAGGTGGTAGTTGACACTAACAATGGGGGAACATATAGTCGGAGCCAGCCACCTCCTTGGCTAGTCCTTTTGGACATCTCCCGGCACTCTCCTCGTGCCCTGCCCCCTAGAACTGGACACTCTAGGGGGTTTTTTTCCTTATAGACATTCAGAAATCACTGTCGTAGCCTACAATCGGGGCGGGGAACTAAGGATTCCGCAATGTGGGATTCGGTTGTTCGTACACAACCCGCCCCACCCACCAAATCTGCCTCCCACCTTTAGGAGAACAAATGGGATTGACTGTAGTGCCCATTAGTATTCGATCAGCCCAGGAATTCGTTGACTCCCACCATCGACACAATAAAAGACCTCAAGGGGCCAAGTTTGCAATTGGTGCTGAGGAGGATGGACGGCTGGTCGGAGTTGCCATATGTGGTAATCCGATATCCGCAACCCTTATGGATGGGATTACCCTTGAGGTAACCCGTGTCTGTGTCTTAGACGATGCCCCAAAGAATACCTGTTCTTTCCTATATGGCCGGTGCTGGAGGATTTGGCAGCAAATGGGCGGGAAAAGGATGGTGACCTACACCCTACAGACTGAGCCTGGATCTAGCCTAAGAGGGGCCGGATGGAAGATTGCGGGGGAGGTCAAGCCCCATGACCGGTGGGCAGAGAAGAGGAACCGGGACGGGATCGAGCGGACCCCCCAAGAGATCTATGGTCAGGCCAAGTTCCGGTGGGAAGCCTAGGACCCCAGATAGGCCGATCTCAGGTCCTTGTAAAAATCATTTGCTTTTATCGTGCTAGCCCCGTAAAATTCTATTTGTCGGATTGACACCCGGCGTTAGGCGGACACAGCGGTATTTCAGAACCTCTTAGAGAGGGCTTGTTAGTCATCGTTGGTGCCCGCCCGATGCTGGTGGCCTGTCAAGCCCAAGTCCTCTCCAAGAGGTTTTTCTTTTGGGGCTTGGCATCCGACCGGCAAGACGCCCGTTAGATGTGGGTTTGAATCGACCGCCCGTCAGAAAAGACACCCAGCAACGACACCCGTGCTTGGGTTCTGGCCTGTTAGCGAGGGACCAGAGTAGCCAGGAGGTAAGTGGTGGGACAAGACTCTTGGTGAATGAATCGCTGCCTTCGGGTTGCCTAGGGCGCACACCTATCCTGCGCCTAGGGCGGTGGTGGGACTGTTATCCACCCCTTGGGGAACTTGAAACATTGTGATATAGTAGATGAAAATTCAGGAGACCATCTAGTGCAAGATCCATTCAGAATAACAGAGCCAACAGTCGTCTCGTTCTCAGGAGGCAGAACCAGCGGCTACATGCTCTGGCGTATCTTGCAATCCAACGGTGGGCTACCGGACGAAGCCAAAGTGGTATTTGCCAATACGGGTAAAGAGGAGGAGGCCACGCTTAAGTTCGTCAAGGACTGCGAAGATAATTGGAAAGTCCCCATCTTATGGCTCGAATACACCAAGGAAGATCCACGGTTCAAAGAGGTAAGCTTTGAGACAGCAAGCCGGAACGGGGAACCTTTCGAAGCCTTGATTGAGAGAAAGAAGTTTCTTCCCAACCCCGTGACTCGATTCTGCACGGCTGAACTGAAGATCCGGACCATCCATAGATACTTCAAGTCCATCGGTTGGGAGCATGACGAGAATACGGATTGGATTGGTATCCGGGCAGATGAGCCTAGACGAGCTGCCAAGATGAGCCGAGACAGGGTTCCTCTGTATGTGGCTGGAGTGACAGCGCAGGATGTCGGGGAGTTTTGGAAAGCCCAGACATTTGATTTGGGCCTGCCGAACTTTAACGGCAAGACTTACCACGGGAACTGTGATCTCTGTTTTCTTAAGGGATATCCACAGACACTAAGCCTGATCCAAGAAAAGCCAGACCGTGCCATTTGGTGGGTTAGGATGGAATCTAAGATTCAATCTACAGGAGAGTTCTCTGGAGATGGGGCAAGGTTCAGAAAGGACCGCCCGAGCTATGCTGATATGCTTAAATTTGCCAAGGACCAGGGCGACATGTTCGGGTCAGAGGAAGAATCAATATCTTGTTTTTGTGGAGATTGAATGAGGCACATAATGAGCCCAGCCGAGAAGAAGGTCTGGGAGTATTTGGTAACGCACAAGACTCCGGTTGCAGCGGGCACACTCGCCAAGCGATTCATAATGAGTCAGTCTAGAATATCAGCGATATTAAAAATCCTATACGAGCAAGGCCTGACCGATATCGTCACCATTGGTCGTCATAAATTTCACAAAATCAAAAACATAGGAGGTAGTGCATGAAGGTAATAAAACTAAAACTAACGGATGTTTTTATTGATCCAAAGGCACAAGTTCGTAAGTCCATAAACCAGAACGAAGTTCAAAAATACGCCGAGCAAATGAAAGAAGGGGACAAGTTCCCCAACATGGTTGTGTTTTTTGACGGAAAGAGATATCTCTTAGCTGATGGATCCCATAGATACAGAGCTTATAAATCTAATGGAGTTTTAGAGGCTGACTTTGATGTCCACGAAGGCGGTGTAAGAGATGCTTATTTGTATGCGGTCGGCGCTAATAACAACCGTGGCCTCTCGATGACAGCCGAGGATAACCGTGAAAACGCAACCCGGATGATCAAGGATGAGGAGTGGGGCAAGTGGAGCGATGACAAGATAGCCAAGACGATTGGTATACCACGCAGCACAGTCAACTACATTAGACGCAAGCTTGAGAAGGCTGGCGAGGTAGAAAGAAAGAGCAAAGTCAAGTATTTTGACAAAGATGGTAAAGAATTCGAAATGGACAAGAAGAAGCCCAAGGATTCTAAGAGTGTTGAGGAAAATAAGCCACAAGAAGAGCCCAAAAAAGATTCAGCAACTGAGATACCTGCCGCACCAGAACAGGATGACATAGTTGCAGAACTGACCAATACAATAGATGAGATGTCCAAAGAGAACGAAGTTCTCAAGGAGAAGATTGCCATCGGTCAGTGGGATGCCAGCGAGATTGAGAAAATAGATGTTCAGGACATCTTGGTAGAACTCAGAGAGAAAAATAGGTTGTTAGAATTAGAAAACAAAACGCTTAGAGAAAGCCGGGATTCGTATCAGTATCAAAATGCTGAACTGATCAAGACAGTAAAATCCCTTAAGGCTAAACTGAAGAAAGCAGGTTTAGAATGAGGATTGAAACAGAGGATTCTGATTACGCAATTCAGTTGATCAAAGCTGACAAAACTGTTAGAAAAATAAATGATGCAATCAATGACGGGGACTTTGAGTTGGCTAAGGCTTTAGTCAAGCACCTGCAAATAGCAGCACAGTTGTTAGATCAGTCACTAAATAAAACAAAGTAGCCTTCGGGCAAGCCCAAGTCGTCTGGGAGTGACGGCAGTTCAAGGAGATGTGGTATGGATTTACAACTCTGGGATCACCAGATGGAAGTGATTCCAAAATTGAGAGATGGTTTCGCTTCAGGACATCGAGTGCAACTTCTCTACGCCCCAACAGGGTTTGGCAAGACTGAGGTGGCGATGTATCTAATGAAGGCCACCGCAGAAAAATACAACAAAGCCGCAATAGTTCTCGACCGAATCGTCCTAGTTGATCAGACGAGCCAAAGATTAGATAAGTATGGCCTAGACCACGGAGTTCTACAGGCAGGCCATTGGCGGTTTGATTCAAGCAAAAGGTTACAGGTCTGTTCCGCGCAGACTCTTGAGCGCAGGGATGACTTTCCCGAGGTGGATCTACTGATAGTTGATGAATGTCATATCGCCCGTAAGCAGACGATTGAGTTTATCAAGAACAACACAAAGGTTAAAGTCATTGGGCTAACGGCCACCCCGTTTACCAAGGGACTAGGGGATATCTATACCAACATTGTCAACGGAGCCACGACCGGATGGTTAGTCGATAAGAAATGGCTAACCCCGATAAAGGTCTATATTGCCAAAGAGATCGACATGACGGGAGCCAAGAAGGTTGCCGGAGAATGGTCGGCTGATGCGGTAACCGAGCGTGGACTGAAGCTCACGGGCGATATCGTGGATGAGTGGATTATGAAGACCAATCAAATCTTCGGTAAACCTGAGAAGACGATTGTGTTCTGTGCTGGCGTAGCCCACGGCGCATCCTTGGTGAAGCGGTTCGCAGAGAAGGGATACAACTTTGTCTCCATATCTTACAAGGATAACGATAATTTCAAACGGGCAGCGATTGAAGATTTCTCTAAGCCCGACACGGATATACACGGGCTGATTGCCACGGACATTCTGACACGGGGGTTTGATGTCCCCGATGTAAAGATAGGAGTCTCTGCCCGTCCTTTCTCTAAGTCTTTATCTTCACACATCCAGCAGATGGGCCGAGTAATTAGGCCATACCCGACCAAGGAGTTCGCCTTATGGCTTGATCACTCTGGCAACTACCTCCGGTTCCGTCAGGATTGGGATGGAATCTACCACGATGGGATCAAACGGCTTGATGAAACTGTGGATAAGGCACACAGGGAGCCAACCGAGAGGGAGAAGAAAGAGTCCAAGTGTCCGTCCTGCGGGTATCTATGGCCTAAGAATGCGGATACTTGCCCCGCCTGCGGCCATGTTCGGGAGAGAAAGAACCTCGTTCATGTCCTGCCGGGGCAGTTAGAGGAATTAGTAAGCACCTCTTGGACTGAATACGAAGACAAGCAAGTCTTCTACTCAGAGCTTAAATGGATTGCGCGGGATAAGAACTATAGCCCAGGCTGGGTAGCGCACAAGTATCGAGAGAAGTTTGGGGCGTGGCCGAGAAACATGGTTGAAATGAGCACGGCTCCGAGTCTGAAGACTATGAATTGGCTCAAGTCTAGGGCGATAGCGTGGGCCAAGAGGAGGGTCAGCATATGAGTATGTGGTGGGAGATCGAGCAACATCGGCAGCTCAGGGGGGCTTGCAGTTGTGGGGACTCCACAATCCTCGGGGTTATCCATACCGACAGCCGTCCATGTTATCTGCCTGTCGTGTATCACCCATTAACGGATGACCAGATTTGGGACATATGGAAATCAACCACGGGTAACCAGCTTGACTTTGCAAGAGCAATTGAGAAAGCACACAAAATCGGAGGAATCAATGAGGTTTGAAGATTTCGCAAGAAGCCACGGTCTAATCATCAATGAGGTCATCTCCGACAGGTGGATCTCCACCCCGACCGAGGATCACCCCAAGAAAAAAAACGGAAGATATAAACACATGGGGGATTACGCCTTCGTCCAGAATTGGGCAACCATGGAGCGGCCCATGATGTGGAAGTCGGACTCACCTTCAAACGCTAGAACCATAAATCAGAATAGGCGAGAGGATGCGGCTAAGCGGGAGGAGGAGGCTAAGAGGGCGGCTTCAAAAGCGGCCTGGATCCTGAATAATTGCGAGCGGTTACACCACCCGTATCTAGTGTCCAAAGGGTTCGAAGACATGGTTGGGAATGTCTGGCTGAAGCAGGACAGACTTCTAGTTGTCCCGATGCGGGTTGATGGATCGCTTGTGGGGGTGCAGCTCATCAATGACCAAGGGGAAAAAAAGTTCCTGCGGGGTCAGAGAACCAAGGGAGCGACATTTGTTATCGGATCGGATGGCGTCCCACTCCTCTGCGAGGGGTATGCCACCGCCCTTTCTGTCCGAGCCGTTATGCACTTGATAAAAATTCGCTATCGAATCCACATCTGTTTCTCGGCGGGAAACATGGAGTATGTAGCGAGGAAAATCCCCAACTGCCTCATCATCGCCGATAACGACACAAGCGGAACCGGACAGAAAATAGCGGTTAAAACAGGCAAACCGTATTGGTTGTCGGATACCATCGGTGAAGACTTCAACGATTATCATAGGCGGGTCGGGGATTTCATGGCTAGCCAATCATTAAAGAAGATCCTTATGTGCAATGCGCCACCTATCTGAGCGTAACCTGAAACAATGCTCTCTGAAAAGCCGCAGGAACTTGGCCTCGATCTGGCGAACTCTTTCCTTGGTTAGACCAAAGGGCTCCGCCGCCTCGGACAGAGTAGCTCCCCGCCGCCGGGCGGAGAGGACACCCCAATACTTGTAAATATGTTCCTTGGAGATGCGCTTTGAGTAGAGACCCACAAAGATAGTCTTACTTGGAAAGTCGATGAGTTGATATGGGGATTCTCCCCCGACATAGACCGGAACTTTCCCGCCAGCTTCACGCAGATTCACGCTCAACCTCCCTTTCGATAACTGATGCCCAGCCGTCCAAAGTCTTCTTCCCCATAAAGTCGAGAAGATCTTGGATGAGCCGCTGCTTGGACTCCAAAGTCATAATGGCAAACATTCGGGATGCAGTTTGATCCCCGTAGAGCTGAGACAGTTCTTTATAAGTCATGCCGCCTCCCACTCAGCCATGTTCTCTGAGATATTGAACGCATCATCAATATCTCTAGGGATGTTCTTTCGAGCCCATTTGGAGTTGCCCTTAATTTGCAGGGTTAAGCCCCCAGCCTCGTCATAGCGTCCGCAGAACGCCATCCCAGGTTCAAAGTAGTAGGCCTCGATGCCATAGCCCATGTCCACCAGCTTGTCATACGCATCAATCGGGGGAGACCACGCCGAGTCAAAAGTGACCTCAATACTTTCGTTATCAACGGTGGCTAGGTTGTCTTGATCGTCCCGATACCCAATATCCCACTTCGTCCCCCATGCAGAGGTGTTGTAGTCATACCAATCCTTATAACCAAAGAATTCGATATTCAGTTGCTCCCGAAACTCTTGGAGTCTCTGCTCGTAACTCTTCTTCTCGGATTTGGGGTAACCTACCGACCTAGTTTCAAGCAGTTCTTTTGGACAGGGAATCAGGGTTTGAAGTAGGCATCCAGCGTTCCATGCGTCTTTGAATTTCTCTAGAGCTGCAGGGTCGGAATGGGTAACTTTTAGTTTGTTGTTGCACCAATTAGGCATTTTCTTTCTCCTTGGTTGTGATGCCTTCTTTGAACATATTCCAAGTTCTCTCGTCCACCGATAGATAGATCTGAGACCCAACACGCTCGCCTTCTTTAGCGTTCTCTAAAAGATCAAACGCCAATTCCAATAGTTTCCAATCGTCCATCATTCCTCCTCTTCTTTAAGTTCTTCTCTGCAGTAGTCAGCAACCCCTGCGTCATAACCTCTGCGGTAAAGACTTCTAAGAATGTCGGCTTCATCCGCAAAGCAATCTAAACATTCACCCTTAAGTCTGCCGTGGTAGTAACCCAAGGCATACGCATAAAGTTCTTGCTCACTCATCTCACTTCCTCCTCTTTAATAAACAGGTCATACTTCTCCTGCAAGGCTTCATCAGTCCAAGAAATAAACCCACCATCTCTAAAGAACTCAGTAACTTGAAGCAAACTGTGCTTGTCAAAATTTGAGTGCAACCATTCCAACTCAAACATAATCAATGCCTCTATAATTTCTTTCCTACTCATCGCACTAACCCTCCTTTGTCTCAAAATCTAGTGAAAAAACAACCACCTTCTTCATTTTCTTTTCCATGTTTTCTCCTATAAAAACGACATTACAACTGCCAAAAACGCCCACAAAACGCCCGCCAGGACGATTGCCCAAGGCGGATCCCTCTCCTCGTCTTTCCATTCATACATATGCTTAGGTTTCATCCTTCGTCCTTTTCTAGTCCTAGGGCCTCGTATGCCTCATCCACAGAAATACCAAGTTCATCGGCCAACTCCTCGACCGTGTAGTTATGACTGCAACAGATCCATTTATCCCCAATAATCTCGGTCGGGGATGAATGCGGATCGAACCTGCTGCCGCATAGGTCACACTTGATTTTCATGGGCCCTCCGCAGGGGTTCGTGATCTCGGAACGAATACCCAGACTCCACCCTGTAGGCAAAAATATCCTCGGGCTCCCACCAATCCGGATCACAGCCGTATTGCTCGGTGTGAATCTTCAAGCCCTCTAAGAGGGCCTCCCGTGCCGTGGCCTCGTCAGTCCCATAGGCCTCAAAGCTAAAGTTCCTAGACTGAAAAACTGCTCTCCACATGATCATTCCCTCGTATCAATGTTTATATGCCCAAAATTCATGTTCCCTCGCTTAGAGGAGACTTCGAAGTCTTGGGGGAAGTTGTGAATCGTCCCCCCACTTTCAAATCTTGCAGTTGGAAGAACACCGACCGGAAACAGGCCCAGCGTCCCCGAATCAACCCCGTATTCGTTCCCGAAGTTGTCCGAGTAGCAACCATCCCCGTAGGCAGTCCCGAAGATTGCCCCTTTGGCCCCCTTCAGCGTAAAAACCCCGTATTTGGGCTTATCGTTTTCGAACATGAACTTCACCACTTGATCCCAATCTTCCCTGTCCTCGATTAAGTAGCAGAGATCCCCCACCCAATAAGTTCCGGCTTTCAGTTTCATAATTAAGCTCCCACGGCATAGTAGTAACCAACGGCATTTACTTTCACTCTTTTCTTTCCGCTCTTTAGTTGGTAAATGTCAATATGCGGAACCGACCCCGTGAAGTGAATGACTGACTCCGTAATCAAACGAATGTCATCCTCATCCTTGTAATCAATCGTGCAACGAATCGGTAATTTCCAATGCTCTTTATTCTTTACACGATCGAATGCTGAATGCAATTCCTCGTCAGAATACTCACGGTAATTAGTTGGTGCAATTTCTTTAACGCTAACGAATGTAAGTGTCATAGCTTTTCTCCTAGTCAAATAAAGTATGTTCAGAAATGTGCCAATTAAACAAATCAAGTTCCTTGGCACACTTCAAAGCGGATTCCTCGGAGCAAAAAACCCCCACGATATCCACCTCCTCTTTCAAAACAAAAACTACTTTTTTCTCCTTTTGTTCCGTATATTTCACGATTGCCCCTCGTATTCCTGATTTTCGTTAGTCCAAACCCGCCCGTTATAGGACATGAACCCAACCACCTCGCCATCTTTTAGGACGGCAGGACGGCCCCAATTTCCGGCCCCAATGTTGTTTTCCACCTGCCAATTCCCGACCCAAGTCTGTAAGCCGGAGAGCGTTTGAGCGGTGAGGGTTACAACCTCCACCCCGAATGGCGGCCGAGCGGGATCCTGCCCTCTGTCAGGGTTCCCGAATACCTCGGTTCGCACCGAGTAGGTCATCCGATTTGTTGCTGGTTGCATAAGGCCTCCACAAAGTTAGAAAAAACGGACGGGCAAGAGGTGATCTCAATTTCCACCCCAAGCTTTTGAATTGATTTGATGGTTTCAAAGCCGAGGGTTTTAGTCCTAGCGATTTCGGCGAATGTCCTCGCCCTCTCGCATATGGGGTAAACCTTCGGGCAACCGTAAACCTCTCTAATTTCGATTTGAATCTGCATCTTTTGGGCCCCTAGCAGTAGGCGTAGTGATCGCCCGAGACAACCGCACGGGAATTGTCCTCGGAGAGGTTCAAAGCCGAAGCGAACTTTTCAAAGTCCTCCTCGGTAACGGATCCCCCCTCCTCGTTAATCCACTCGGAACACCAAGTCAGGGAAACATCCCCCGCCGAAAAAGAGCAATCCTCGGAAAAAAGCGAATAGTTTTCGCCGGATTTGATTTTGAAAAGTCGGGCATCGGTGTATCCACCTCGGACATCGCATCCCCCGTGAATTTGGAGGAGGGCATACTTTTCCCCGTCCAAGTCTAGAAAGTGGCCTTGTATAGTCTGGCTGAAATTTGCGCCCCAATTGTAGGAGTTAAAAGAATTCCCCTCCTCCTCGAATCCCGAGGCCTTGAGCCACTCTTCGCCGTCCGCACTCACACCATAAAAATCGCCCGAATCCCAATCCGCAACGGGCAGGGAGTTGAATTCCTCGCAGATGGAGTCGAGTTCGAGACAGTCCGAGAGATGGTGAAAAAGCGATACGGTCGGGGAGAAGTCAAAGGATACTTTCCCGTCCCGCTCCCACCGATATACCTCAAGGGTTGCGGATGGTTCAGCTTTGAAGTCGTCAAAGCTTTTCCCTTGATTGCGCTCCCAATGCCGCCCGTATGCACCGCCCGAGTCTAGAAAGTGGCGGCCCGTGTTCTGAGTCAGTAGTTCGAAGACCAATTTGTTAGCTTTCATTTGTCTAATCTCCTATTTGCAAAGGATCAGGGATGCAAACGCATTGCGCGCAAGTTTTGCGTTTGAATAGTTGAATCGGTTGTTTTTAGAAGTTTCTAGCAATGCTCTAATTTCCGCCCGAGCGTTATCGGTGAGAATTTCCATTTGGATATGGAACTGATAGAAGGCCCTTGAACCCCTTCCGCACTTTTTGATTTTTACCAATTGCCGAGCGTGTTCTATCGACATAATTTGCTTTTGCATCTTATTCTCCAAGTAGATGAATTAAAAGAAATACAACTATTGCAAGAACGATTCTCGGGGTTTTTTAGTTGACTGTCAACAAGTAGATTTTTGGGGGGCTTTTACCTGGACGGCTGGAGTCCTGGCGGGTGGCGGCTCAAGGGGGTTTCCCCCCTTGGCTACCCTTTGTAGATTTTTAGGAGCCTTTCGGCCAAGTCGAGGCATTCGGCCTCGGAAAGGTTGGGGAACTCTTCTCGAAAGAAGAGGCAGAGTCGGACTAAGGTTTCGTTGATGGTTTCTATGATTTCCTCCAAGTCGGGCGGGATTGCCCTAAATCTAAGATGCAAGAAAGCCGGAAATGTCAGGCCTTCTCATAGTAGGACAGATGGCGGTCGGATTTGTGAGGGAGGATCCAGCACTTTTTTATCCGGCGGGATTAAAATCACGGCACATTCAGAACTCCGGAAATATTCCCATGAAAAAGCTTACAAGAGCACAAATCAGAGAAGGACTAAAAGCCGTCCCCATAGAGACGATTCTGTTGGGGGCAGTAGGTGCGAAGGAAAAGACACTAACCCCGAAGCAGAGGGAATTTGCCCGTCAAATTGCCCTAGGGGAAACGAAGGCGGGAGCGTATCGCAAGAGCAGGGAAACGAAGGCCAAACCAGCGTCAGCGAGTAGGCAGGGGCAGGAACTAATGAAAAATCCCGCCATAGCCTCGCAGGTGGAGGCCTATAAGGTGGCCTTGGAGGCGCAGAGATTCGCAACTCCTGCCCACTTGAGGGCTTTGACTATCCACAAGCTGACCGAAGGGGCCCTTGATCCGGAGATGCCTCCGGCCCAACGGGTCAAGTGTCTGGAACTTTTGGGAAAAATTACAGAGGTTGCCTTGTTCACCGAGCGCAGGGAAGTCGTCAAGGTTACAAACCCCGAGCAGATACGAGAGAAGCTTTTGCAGTCCATAAGATTGGCTATCAAATCAAACGCCGTGGATGTTGATCCGGTCGGGGATGAGCTACTCGCCGAGCTTAAGAGGGGGCAGGACATCGAGCAGGCCATTAGCGGAACCCCACCCCTGGGCAACCCCCAAAATTTTGTTGCCGCACCGGCTGACTATAGTCATA